ACGTTGGGGTTCCGTATTTCGGCATCGGCCGTATTGCCAGGACTTTATTCAATACCTGGCAGTACAATTTATCTACGTCCGGATCTGTGACCGCAAATATGCGGTGCGTTGGGTCTGCCTTTACGAAATCTTCGTTTAATGCAGGGGGTGATGCGAATATCCTGCCTGCTGTCCAATAGTCCAGGGTAGTACGAAAGTCTCCTGCTACACGGTTATTTTCGAATTTATACTCTGAGTACCTGGGAGTGTAGCCGAATGTATCCTCTGATGCAGCGCCCTGGTAGGCATAGACCTCTTTGTTTTTAATTTCCTGTTCGCCAATGTTTGCGAAAGAGGGGTAGAAGTACTGGAAGGCGTCTACTGTTTTTGTGAAATGTTTAGGTATGCCTTGCTGGTAAGCTGTCTTAGGCATTACCGACATAATTCCGATGACATAACCATGCTCCTCAGCATAGTAAGCACCGTATCTTCCAGATGCGACGGCAACTCCATGACCTGCCATATTACCCTGAGGCGTCGTTGCCGACTCACCAGTCTGTAATACCTCGGAGATTTGCACAGGTGTTTTAACTCCTGTAATGTACTCTGGTCTTTGTAATCGTCCGTCACTTGAGCGGACATCGAAATGCACTTTGATGTGTTCAGAATAACGAGTCCCACCACGTGCGTTTTTTTCCAGCCACTCCTGCAGGCGCATGGCTCTACGTAGGTCGTTAATCGTAGTGTTCTGGTCGAGCTCGGAGGTTTTAACATATGCGTCCTCAGTTGTGTCTGTTGTTGGGTCTGATGGAAGGAAGACGTCATCGGGGGTTCCGTCCAGCGTTGTAGGGTTGGCTGCATTGTGTAAGACTGGGAGATCTGGAAATCCCAGGGGGATTTGTACAGCGTCCCCTTTTTGGGCAAAAGGTAGCGCTGAGGTTAAGTAATCGTGTTCCCAACAGCGTTGGCGTAGGATGCCGAGTTTGCCTGCCCACTCCGATGTATTGTTACCATCGGTAAGCATAAATGATTGAGGGGGGCAAATATCTGTTTGCAGGTTCTGGTCACGGTAGTAGTCGTTCCAGATTTTTTGCAATGCTGCAAAAGGCATTGCGGAGACAGCTTCGCTGTCAGGGCCGACCGGGTCAGGGATGCCCATATAGTCGGCTAATTTGTTCCAGGTTGTGCTATTCATCGTTACGTAGGGGAAGGAAGGAATTACTCCTCCTACTTTTGTCTGAGTGATGAAGTTTTCCCAGTTTGCCCATAGTATACGGTTTGGCACAAAGAAGTAATGCATCGTTACGTCAAAGCGATGCATTACAGGTGCAACCATTGGGGCAAATCTGATAAGGGATTCGCAAGCGATCCCAATTTTGTCTCCTGGTACTACTTCGGTACACATGATAGGGATTAGGTTTCCCATGTTACCGGAGAATTTGATGTCATGCGTTAAGTCAAACGCATTGCGAGGGGGTGCTTTTACAAGCACCGAGTTGAGCAGGTTTTTTTTGTCGCTCATTGTGTTTGTTTTTAGTGATAAATGAATAAAGGGCGGACGCTTTGTGCGCCGCCCTCTTTTGTTTTTCAGAGCCGTATACCACCTCTTGAGATGGTATAAAATCGTTTAGCCCGGCTACGGCCACGTCTGCCTCTTGCCATGATTTTAATGTTTTATGTGTTTGCAATATTGCGGTATTTGGTAAGCAAGGTATGAATTTAGAATATATCGTCCAGTAGAGATTTGCCGGCCTTTATCCACCAGGGGGCATTTTGTAGGCCGTTTTTGGTCAGATTTATCTGTAAATCAAGTAGTTTGCCGGATTTTTCCATGTTGATAACAGCTTGTTTCACTCGCTTGATTTCTTCCTCTTTTAGTTGCCGGCCGGCTTCCCTTTCCTTTAGTGAGAGGGCATAGTCTTCCAGTTTGATTTTCATGGCCGGAAGTGTTAGATTGTTATGTACGTCCCATTTGCGTGCGTTATCATCGGCTGCGTTGGCCTGTTGTGTTTCTGTTAGGATTTTACGTTCCTTGAGTAGATCAAGCCCAGCTTGTGAAGCTTGGATAGCTGTTTGTTTTGTTGCCTCTTTGATATCGGCATCTACTGCTTTTTTGCGATTGTCCAGTGCCTGGCCTACGATTTTACCGAGCATAATAGTTCGGTTTGTTGTAAGATTGTCGTATTGCGCTTGTGCGATTTTTGTATCCTGGAAAGCTGTTAGCGCTTGTTCAGGTTGGAATTGTGGAGCCTGCGGACTCCATGATTTTACATCGGTTTGTTTTACCTGTTGTGCCGAGTTTGCTACGGCTCCAGAGCCATAGACAAGGTTAGGATTTAGGCCCGCATTGCGGAGCCTTTCCATTTGTTTTTGGGGTGAGTTGTACTCATTTTGCATTGCCCAATCAGAAAGAGAGTCTTGACGCTGTTTTGCATACATCATCTCGTTCCATTGGCGTGATTTACGATTGTTTGCTGATTGTGTTGCTGCGTTGATTCCTTGACCTGCCAGTGTTGCTCCGGCAGTGATTAAAGGTAATAGAAGGGGTGCAGGCATTGCTTTTGTTTTGCGGGGGTCGCTGCTCGAGTTGGTGCGGCTTCGCCCCTGTTTAATTAATTTTTTGCTTTTTGACACCTGCCGAGGGGCTTCGCCCCTCGGGCTCTCCTTTATCGCCGCTTGCGCGGCTCCAGGTTGGTACCGTCATCGTTCCTCCTGCGTCGTCACTCATCCTTGTTCCAGTTCCTGGAGCCTGCTTTTTGCGGCTTTTTCGGGGATTCGCTGCGCTCATCATCCCGTAAGGTGTCAATTAGCACTAATACATCAAGGGAGTATTAGTGCTGTTGGCTCATTCTTCGCTTAGGGGCTCTGCCCCTATAACCCCGAGTTTTTGTCTGGGCCCGGATATATTCACTCTGATTCTGTGGGGCCGCCTGGCCGCCTGGAAGGCGGGTAGTTTCCGCTTTCTAGTTTGGTCGGCGTAGCTTCGTGTAGACGGTTAAACGGGCTTCTGTGAGTCCGTAGGAGCGTCTACAGGTTGGGATAACTGGAGTTGTAACTGCTCCAGTTTCTTTTTAAGGCGATTTACTTCGCCTTTTTGCCGGTTTTCCTGGATTTGTTGAAGTTTACCCCGGTTCTGATCAATGGTTTCCTGGATTTGTAGTTTCAGTTCCTGGATTTCTGCCAGGTCGAGCCTGGCCAGGTCTGGAACCATATCGTTTTCGGGGTCTTGGCTGAATGATGGAACACGGCCACCGCCGAGCGGTAGTCCTCGTTTGTTTCTTTCCATAAGTTCAGATACCGAGAATGATTGGTCTGGGATGGTGAGAGAGGGTTTAGAGGTTTTTTTCTCGGTTCTGTCGCCGGTGCGTGTTTCCGGGTTGTACTGCATTTGATACTTTAGTTTCATACTAGATTTTGTTGCGGCCTTGTTCGGCCTGGTGATAGAATTTTTTGAATGCCGCTAAATGCGCTTCTGATAGTTCAAACGAATTTAATTCTGAGGGTTCTTCCTCTTTGAGTGATGCGAAAAACGCTAAGCGTTTTCGCTCTTGCTCTGTGTATAGCTTATCCCGGTAATACCGGGGCATGGCAATTTTTTTGCCATCGGGTAGGGGACAGTACTGTCGTTCTTCGAGTGAGTTTCTGTGCCAGGCTTGCATTCTTGTTGAGAGGTATGACGCCCCGAGACCTTTGGACATTACGGAGAACTCTTTTTGACGGTCGTCCCGGGCGTGAAGTGGTATCTTGCCTGGTTTGCACATATATTTCAGCGTATAACCTACGCTGGCCTCTGTAACAGTGCCATAATGAACTTGTCCCTTTTCCCATGCTGGTTGTATTAATTCGATGAAGCAATCAAATATGAGAACATGATAGTGTGGCCGGCTTCTTTGGCTCCCGTACTCGCCGCATGCATAGTATTTAAGTTGCCGCTGTGATTCGAGAGGTACTCGTAGCTTCTTGTATAGACGGACATGTGCCTGTCGCAACTTTTTAAAGAATAGAGTGAGGCAACTCTGTTGTCCTTTGGTGAGTGTAGGAAATCCGTTTTTAGAAATCGGGCAATGTTCTGTTGCATATGTTAGCGTGATGAAGTGAGCTGCTGTTGATACCTTGTCCTGTTGCATTAGGCGAAAGCTCCAGCCGGAGATTCTCCGGCTGAAGCATTCAGGACATTTCCCGCAGGGAACCGGTATTTTTTGACCGGTTATTTTATCCTCTACGTGGAATGGTGTTATACATCGTCCCATGTTAAAACGTTGGGGTTCCGTATTTCGGCATCGGCCGTATTGCCAGGACTTTATTCAATACCTGGCAGTACAATTTATCTACGTCCGGATCTGTGACCGCAAATATGCGGTGCGTTGGGTCTGCCTT